AATTTATTAAACAGATGGCAGAAACAATTGTATCACCTGGTGTATTAGCTATAGAGAACGATCAATCATTTATTACTCAAGCTCCTGTTCAAGCAGGTGCTGCTATTATAGGCCCAACAGTTAAAGGAAAAGTAGGTATTCCTACGATATGTACTACATATAGTGATTATTTAAATAAATTTGGTTCTACATTTTTAAGTGGAAGTCAAACATTTACTTATTTAACTTCTATTTCGGCATATAATTATTTTAATAATGGAGGTGACTCTTTATTAGTAACGCGTGTAGTTAGTGGAACATTCGAACCAGCTACTTCATCTGTTATACCTACAGCAAATGTTGCAACTTCCGCATCCGCAACTATCAATTTAACATATATATCTGCCAGTGTAGCAGCAGTAAGATCAGCTTCATTAAATATAAACGGAATTACTTTATTTTATACTGGTTCTACCCAAACAAATACACCAACTATCATCTATATAAACACAGCATCATTTGCTTCATCTACGGTAGCAAGTTATGTAGCTACTTCATCTGTGATATTTAATGCTAGTAGTTCAACAACTAACTATAGTTCTTCATTACAATATATTTCTTCAAGTAATTCATCTCCTAATATAGTTTTAACTTCAACAAATGTAAATGGATTAACAGGTAATTCATATTATTACATTTCTGGAAGTGCTATAGTAAACTTTACTGGAGGTACAAATACGGAAGCATTTATTATTGAAACACTTTCTGAAGGTGAATCAATGAATAGCTCAGGTTCATTATATGCTAATGGAACCTTATCAAATGGAACCTCAGAAAACCTTAGATGGCAAATATCTGCTCCAAATACTAATAATGGAACCTTTACTTTAATAGTAAGACAAGGTAATGATTCATCAGCATCTCCATCTATTTTAGAATCATGGAGTAATTTATCTTTAGATCCATTTGCTTCAAATTATATTGAAAAAGTAATTGGTAACCAGTCAGAAGAAGTAATGTATGATTCATCAACAGGTGAATATTTTGTTCAATTGAATGGTAATTACATCAATAAATCTCGTTATATACGAGTTAAAAAAGTAAATTATACTACTCCAACTTATTTCGATAACACAGGAAATCCAAAACCAGAATATACAGGTTCTATTCCTGTTACCTCAAGTGGAATATTTAATGGTGCTTCTGGAAAAAATGTCCCAACAGGTGTTGGTGGAGCATATTATGAAAATATTTCAAATACAAATATTCAAGGATTAAATCCAAGTACCTATACCCAATCAATCGCTTTATTAGCTAATCAAGATGCTTATAGTTACAATTTATTAACAGCACCAGGATTGATTGCTGATCCAACAAATTATCCTGCTCATATTTCTGTAGTAACAAGTTTAATTAACACTGTTCAAGGAAGAGGAGATTCGATGACAGTATTGGATCTTGTAGGATATGGTTCAAACATTGTCCCTGTAACAACAAATGCTTTAACATATGATACTTCATATGCTGCTGCTTATTGGCCTTGGTTACAAACAATTGATCCTAATTCAGGACAACAAGTTTGGGTTCCTGCCTCTACTATGATCCCATCAGTATATGCTTTTAATGATAGAGTAGCTGAACCATGGTATGCACCAGCAGGAATAAACCGAGGTGTATTAAGTAATGTTATTAGAGCTGAAAGAAATTTAACTCAAGGTAATAGAGATTTATTATATGAAAACAATGTAAATTCAATTGCTACTTTCCCTAATACAGGTGTAGTAGTATTTGGACAAAAAACATTACAGAAAAAAGCAAGCGCTTTAGATCGTGTAAACGTTAGACGTTTGTTAATTGAATTAAAATCATTTATATCTCAAGTAGCAGATACATTAGTATTTGAACAAAACAATATAATTACTAGAAATAACTTTTTATCTCAAGTAAATCCATATTTAGCATCTGTACAACAAAGACAAGGTTTAACAGCATTTAGAGTTGTTATGGATGAATCAAACAATACTCCTAATGTAATAGATAATAACCAGTTAGTAGGTCAAATTTATTTACAACCAACTAGAACAGCTGAATTTATTATATTAGACTTTAATGTATTGCCAACAGGAGCAACTTTTCCTGCTTAATAATACATTTTAGAAAAAAAATTAATATTTATAATAAAAAGATAAAATGGCAAATTTTTCAATTTCTCCTGGAGTAACAATTAGTGAAATAGATAACACTTTCTTAGTAGGAACACCTACACAAGCAGGTGCTGCTATCATAGGACCAACAGTTAAAGGTCCTGTTGAAGTTCCTACATTCGTTACTTCTTATTCCGACTTTCAAACAATATTTGGAGATTCATTTATTAGTGGTGGAGATTCTTATTCTTACCTTACATCATTAGCAGCTTATAATTATTTTAATTATGGCGGCACATCATTATTAGTAGCTCGTACAGTAAGTGGATCTTACACCCCCGCTTCAAGTAATGTAAATAATAATGTTAGTTCAGTAGGAGGTTCATTCCCAACAGCTTCATTTACAATATCCTCAAGTTATACAGCTTCATATGCTGGAGGTGCAAATGGAGGTACAATTAAATTTAGTATCCCTTCAGTAGTAGGAACTTTTACTGATTATTGGGTACAAGGAAATACTTGGGGGTATGATTATTATGATGCTAATGCAAATACAGGGTATGTTAGTATGTCTACTAATCCATCAATAGATGAATTTGGAGCTAATATTGCTAGGTTTTTATCTACTGCATCATATTTTGGAGTAACTAATGAAATTGGAGCTATATTTTCAGGATCATATAATACATCAACAGATGTACTTACAATAACAAGTAGAATTTCTTCCTCAGCTATAAATGGCTCTATTATTAGATTTGGACACATCCCTGGTGGATATGTTTATGCCGGAGCTGCAAATAGTCAATTTGTCTCAAGTTCAACTATTACTGGAGGTACTAATGGAGTTTCTTCAGTAGCATTTACTCTAGAAACACTATCAGAAGGAATTATCATGAATAACTCCAGTTCACAAACAGCAGGAGCTTTAGCTTCGGGAAGTGCGGATAATGTTAGATGGGAATTAACAAATACAAATACAGGTTCAGGAACATTTAATATTGTTGTTAGAAGAGGAGATGATAATGCTGCTAGTAAAATTGTTTTAGAATCTTGGAATAACATAAGTTTGGATCCTAACTCACCACGTTATGTTTCTAAAGTAATTGGTAACCAAAGTTTATCATATAACTCGGTAACAAATCAAATGGATGTGACAGGTGATTATCCAAATAAATCACGTTATGTTAGAGTTAAAACAGTAAATTATAATACACCTAATTATTTAGATGCTAATGGTCAACCACAATCACAATACACTGCATCTTTACCAATAGCACAAAGTGGTTCATTTACTGGAGCAACAGGAACAACTAATCCAACAATATATTTAAACGAAAATATTACAGCTAATAATACTCAAGGATTAGTAGGTTCAGATTATAATAATATGATAAGTCTTCTTAATAATAGAGAATTTTATCAATATAATGTAATTTCAACACCTGGGTTAATTAGTAGTTTACATCCAACACAAGTAAATAACATTATCACTAATACTCAAGATAGAGGAGATAGCTTATATGTAGTAGATTTAATTGAATATTCAGGAGATTTAGCTAATACAATTACAGCTGCTCAAAATATAGACAATTCATATGCCGCAACATATTGGCCTTGGGTTCGCTTATCAGATTCATCAACAGGAAAACAAGTTTGGTCACCAGCATCAACAGTAATCCCAGGTGTATATGCTAATAATGATAAAATCTCAGCTCCATGGTTTGCACCAGCAGGTATTAACAGAGGTGGTTTGTCTACAGTATCATATACTAAATACAAATTAACTCAAGGAGATAGAGATAACTTATACGCTAATAACATTAACCCATTAGCTACATTACCTAAACAAGGTGTAGTAGTATTCGGACAAAAAACATTACAAAAATCAGCTTCTGCTTTAGATCGTGTAAATGTTAGACGTTTGTTAATTGAGTTAAAAGCTTACATTCGCCAAATTTCAGATACAGTAGTATTTGAACAAAATACAATTGCAACAAGAACATCATTTGTTTCAAGAGTAACTCCATATTTGGAATCTATTCAACAAAAACAAGGATTATATGCTTTCAAAGTAGTAATGGACGAAGCTAATAATGGACCAGCAGTAATTGATAATAACCAATTAGTAGGACAGATTTATATCCAACCAACTCGTACAGCTGAATTCATTTCATTAGATTTCATCTTATTACCAACAGGAGCTCAATTCCCTGCATAAAAGATAGAATATTTAATATTTATAATAAAAGAAACTAATACAATAAAAAATGGCAATTTTAAATCCGAACGAAATATTTTACACAGCGTTTGAACCAAAACAAAGTAACCGCTTTATCCTTTATATGGATGGTATTCCATCATATTTGGTAAAAGGAGTTGGAGCTGTATCTTTAACACAAACTGCAGTTGCTCTTAACCATATCAACGTTCAACGTTATGTAAAAGGAAAAACCATTTGGAATACTATTCAATTTACAATGTACGAATCAATCACTCCATCGGGTGCACAAGCAGTAATGGAATGGGTACGTTTAGGACATGAATCAGTAACAGGTAGAGATGGTTATTCTGATTTTTACAAGAAAGATATTACATTCAATGTTATCGGACCTGTAGGTGATATCGTTTCTGAATGGGTAATTAAAGGAGCTGTAATTACAGAAGTTAACTTTGGTGATTACAACTGGGATGATGATGGAACACCAGTAAACATCCAAGTAACAGTTCAACCAGATTACTGTGTATTGAATTTCTAAAAAAAACAAATTATACAAGAGCTCCAAAGAAATTTGGAGCTTTTACTTTTCTATTATATATTAACGAATAAACACGTTAATTAAATTAGACTATACAATATTTATAGCATATACCATTATATGAAATTGAACAATTTACGTACGCTAGTAAAAGAAGAACTAAGTAAAGTTCTAAATGAGGAATACCAAGACAAATTTAAAATGGTTGGTATGCTTATTACTAATATTAAACAACGACCTCAAAAAGAAATATTTTCTGATATCCGTTCACTCCCAGGTATTACAGTAGCATCTGTAAAAGAACCTATGGAATATAGTGAACAAGATACTTCAAAATTTCAGTCAATAATGACTATAAAAGTTGATGGTCATCCTTGGATTACAAAGGGTGGGTTTGATCGCTCAA